AAAACCTCAACCAAGGTGGACATGTATTGCTTTGCGACATGTCTCTTATATAGGTAATTAAATCAGATGTAAATATGGGACTAAAGTGTCCAAAGAGAAAAGTCTGAAAAAAGCCTTAAGTGGGGTTGACAGTAGACTGCCAAAGAGCGGTAGAAGGGGATCCAAGTAGACCCCCGAAAGAAAAATCGTCACCAATCGCACGATACACATCAAAATTCACACCAGAAAGAGATGGATCTTGACCATTGTAGCGAGAAGATCCTAAAATGGTGACAACAGGAAACGGGTTGAAAATAGAACGGGTATCAGTTGTGTTAGCCTGGCCGTAAGTGGTAGGACAAAAAGGTCCCGTAGAATGGAAAGGAACCTCAAATTCGATCGAACCCTCTTTATCAGGGTACACAATGGTGCAATTAGAAACAAGATCAGGTTGGTAAGCGAAACCAGTCTTGATCGTACCCTCTGTGACAGGAGGAACATCGAAAAGGGGCTGGATAGGTCCAGTACCCAACTGGTTAACACTCGAGCCAGTAGCGATCTGCATAGGGGGCACCCAATTACCATTATTAGGGGGTGCTACATTGTTAATATAGATGCGAATGGGAAGAAAAGAATTAAACCCCTTGCTAGGCTTGACGATTGTAATTTTATACCTAATAGACCCACGGAAAAAACCATACATAGAATAAAGCTGGGAATAAACATCATTAGCCTGGTAAATATCAGTGTAATCAGTAGATGCGCCATAACGGTACAAATTATAATAGGTTGGGGTTAGTGACCCAGAAGAGCCAACAGTAATAGTCCCAGTGGATGGGGTTACAGGAGCCCACGGATAAATGACAAAACCATTACAATTAGAACCAGGTAAAGTAGCAGTGGGTTTTATAGTAGAACCCAAGGAAACCTTACCAACAAGTGAAAACCGCTTTGCAAGTTGGCGAAAAGAAGAAACAACCTCACCCATACACGAAGCATAAGGGAGCAAAGATAAGTCAGCACGGGATACTACCTGGTTGTCTGGTGTGGTCGATACAAGAGTAGGTTTACCTATCTGGGCCTCATTACCGCCGATCTGAGCTACATTAGGTATGCCATAAGGTGTATATGGAGGGCGAATAGGTGCGCCAAATTGAGCGTCTTCCATAGAAGCAAACACCACAATTTCAACAGTGGACGAAACAGCAGGTGCAGCAATCAAGGGGTTAATTACAGAAATTTGTACAATACCAGTGGCACAATTGCGAGCATCACCACTAGTTATAGAAGTAGCGATATCGTAATAATTGTGCAACCATGGACGAACAGAAACGAAAGGAACTTTAAATGTGAAATCAGTCCCTGAAGACAAATCAATTTCTTCGGTGTAAGCAAAAGCGGGCATATTATGTACAATGGTAGTGTCCTTATAAATATATGGGCGAAACGACACACGGAGGCGGCCAGAGTGAAATTGAGTTTTGATGACACGAAATCGATAAACCATAGTGCCACGCCAAGTAGAGTAAAAAGTAGCAACCCGAGCGCACAAAGGCATGCTAGTTGTGCGCACGTAAGCATTGGCGACTTGAGCATTTGGAGTCTGGGTCCAAAGGGGAGCAACTGGTCGAATGAATATGGATCGATCTGGTTCATCGGAAGTCGTCCACTCAAAGGAAGTCATGTAGCAAGGACGAGAAGCGATGTAATCAAGACGCATCTCGTCAACATCGGTGCCAGCCCAACCGGAAAACTGGGTTAAAGCATTTTCAGCAGATAAAGCTAACTTGTGTGATGTGTCCGAACCATCATGATTAAGAAAATACTGAGCGGGAGCCTGCTTAACGCGAGTAACAGGGGCCTCAACGGATGGTTTAGAAAAGCCAAGGTGTTTAATAATCTTTTCAGCACCAGAAGAAAGCGAAGCGACAGGAGAAGATAACCAACCAAGACCAACCCAAGGAAGAACAGAGGAAGCAACCCTACCCACAGTACCGACTGTGCTGGAAATGGTACCTCGCTTTTCCATGACGGATAACTCAGTGCCCATTTGAGCGTAAACGGTAGTAAGGGGTGCATCTGTTGGAAACCGTAAATCAATATCCTCAAAACGAGCCCAAACAGTATATGAAACAGAAGAAGCAGCGATGGAAGCAACGGGGGACAAAACAGAAATAACCACATTACCAAAGGAACCCTGGCCAGTAGGCAAATTAAAAAACAAATAAGGTGAAATATAAGGTGTACAAAACTCCATGGATGTCGTATTGGCAAGATTCATAACGATATGAGGGCAACCCGAAGCGGCAGTAGTATCGGTTGAAGTGTTAGTTGAATACCACTGAGTATGAGACTGCATATACTCAGAGTAAGGGACATAGTGGAGCATAAGAGCGCCAGCTTGAAATGGTTGAGAATTAACCTCAATACGAACACGGACTTTCGCCTTGAGGCCAACAAAACCCTCCAACTTGTTAATGTTCTGGGTGACAAGATAAGCGCCGGAATTCAAGAGTTGTTTTGGAAACACCAAATTCTCAATAACAGTACCGCGGGATTGTACAGAATCCCAAGTGCCTTGAGCAACAATTACATAACGAGATAGAAAATCGGAAATTGAATGGGTTTGGGTCTCACCTATGTCGTCGTACATCTGAGAAGGTAAGTCACACAAATCTGAAGCGTATTGATCTTTAGCGGATGTTCCATCATCGCGAAGAGTGATGGTGTCGGAGACGTTCGAAATCGTTTGGAGAAGAATATCAGGATTAGCATTAAAATTTTGTTCGGTAAGCGGGGTATTTAAGATAAGAGCTCGCTTAAGCTACTCATCCGACTGACGGTCCCTTGGACATTGAGGGGCTGCCTCATGCGGTCCTAGGGTATAAGGCTGAATAGCCACGCATCTTCCAGAAATAGCATTACTTGAGATCTTAAGGACGTCAGAATTTTGCCGATCCGTAGCAAGATCACATCTCTGGGGTACAAAATGAAGAATGGGAGAAGGTGAAGAACGGGGTAGATCACCCGTCATAAATTTTGTCAAATAGTCCATGAGGCTAAGTTGGATAAAGCCTGTAATACCGTGATCCACAGCAGCCTTCACTACACGGCGGGACTCGCGATCGTAAACTTCCTTACCATGCACAGCCAACTCTTGGAAAACGGTGGTAATAGCATCAGCCTCTTCCGGTAGTGAACTAAACTTCCTTTTCTTGGTCCAATTCAAGATATCAAGACGTGTGTCTAAAGGTGCAGGGCAAGTGTAAACAGGTAACAAACCATATCCTGTATCCACACGTCTAAAATACCTCTTGAGAAAGGATACATCATCAATGGAACGAAACTTCTCATACTCTGTCGTCTTCTGCGCGGTGGTGTAAGTCATACCAAAAGAAGACATGCATTTAACCAATGTGTGCATATTGAACCACTCAATAACTTTCGGGCTAATAGATAAAAGATTATCATCACCATACGTAACTATGCGAACCAATTCGTTAAAAGATTGCATGTTAGCTAGTTCTCCATGTCCATGTTCAATAGCAAGTTTAATAAAAGCACAACGAAATAAAATGAGTTCATACACGGAATTAGCCTCGGCCGTAGCGGGAAAACCAGAAGGAAGAGAATGAGTACATTGATAAACTTGACCCTGATTGTAACGGGTAGCATAGCAAGCCGCATGCCAGAGATTGTAACGTAAAGTACTATGTTCATCATCGTAAAAAGAATCGAATATACGAAATACAGACCACATGAGTTGGTCCATGAGTGTACCATCATAATTTTGAAAATCACCATCTATGACATGAGGTGAATTAGACGTGAGATGAAGAGCAAGATGGTGCCACTCAGAACTCCAAACATTAATACCAATAGCAACACCATTTAATATCCTATTATGACGGATATGAGCCATCGCAGCCAAAAAATACTTTCGGAAAACTATATTATAATGCATGGGGCCATTAGATATAATACGGGTCTTAGCTATATCCACTTTTGCATGTGGGAGGCGCTCATCTTTCAAAGTATCAATCCAAAGAATCTCAATGGGTCGGTTATTCGCACAATCATCCTCAAGAACAGCACAGTCATTCAAAAGGTCAATAGCCTGAGGGGTGTCCAACGTCCACTCATCACCCTTCCCCAACCAAAAAGTCTTACCGGCGAATCCCCCCGGTTTTGAATATTGTGAATAAGGATAACCCGGGGACGTGGTTCGATTCACTGGTGAAAACAACTCGTCGTTTGGTATACCCTTTATAGCTTCCTCAACTGTAAGGACCCGAGGTTCTGGTCCATCAGGTCGAAACTGGGACAAAATCAAATTACGCACATCAATCTCAGCACTCTCCAATATTAATGGATCAACATATCCACATTTCATACCAGCTTTCTTAGCACCCTCGAGCAACGGATCTTTCAATACAGGCTCTCCATCTACAACCACAACTGTGGGCCTCAAAACCGCAGGCCGTGTCAGCGGCGCCTGAAGAATACCGTGGAGACTAGATTTCACAATGCTGGTCTTGTTTGCTTGTGGGATCTTCACTGGAAATTCACCCAAATGGATTAAAGCACAATTAAAAGGATCATTAGAAGGCTTGAGGTTAGTGAAGCCGTGTCCGCACTGGGCTGTTGATGGGAGGAGATCAATACATGAAATTAGTTCCTCCCTACTAATAACTTGAGCATGGTTACGACCACTGTTGTTGCCAGAAATATGGATACCAAAAACGCGACCAGCAACCGCATCTGAATTGACACTGATAATTTTGCCACAATCCCCAACCTTAGTGGGGATTCTATGTACAGCCACCCTCGTGGTCCTAATGTCGCTACCGTCTAGCCTGTATCCGTGGATTGTCTTTTCGGCTAAAAGAGAACACTGGCCACCATGAGATACCGGAACAGGTCTGCCACCCTCCATATCTATACCAGACAATGTTGCATCAAAAGTGCGGTCCATCATTTTGGCCAAATCATCCTGAGTGGCAAAATGGTTAATCACATCACGCCCACGGTGAATTTCTTTAATCGCAAAAACACAAATATCACGTGGTAATCCATCCTCATCATTCAAAACAACAGCTTGCCCGTCAATCCAAGTAGCATAAGGGCGGGTTAGAACAACGTTAGTATTATAATTAGTCATAATAATTTCAACGGGTGGTCGAGACATAAATCGGAGAAGGAAATGATTAGGCATAATGTATGCCTGGCCAACAACATTCGTAATGGTGCCACATTCGGTTCGCGATCCATCTGCGTAAACAGCTGTTAAATGATACTGTTGCCTCCTGACCTTGGCTATCACATCAAGTTGGCCGAAACTTTGACCCATCTCCGCGGCATTCTTAACCAATGAAGGTTTAGCAGTAGTAGCTGTGCGAGGTTGTGGCCTAACACGAGGCTGGTGGTTGCGGGTATCACTTTCAGCTAACGATCTCTCCTTATCATTCTTTTCAAAGCAACGCCCGATCCCTCTCTCATCCCTCCTGCGGCGGTTCTCCATCCATGCGCTCAATCCAATCAAGCTCCCACCAATCAAAAACCACGTGGACTTACTAGTTTGTGTAAACCAACTCTTCAAATACTCAAAGACAGATCGGAGTCCATCCATAAAAGAGCGGGCGACGGGTGCAAGCCTGTTCAAAAGGGAATCAGCAGTGACTCTAATCCTGTCCATAGTCTTAGTAACTTTGGATGGCGTTGGGTTCTTCATGCGATAAAAATAAATCATAGCAGTCTGCCAATATTGGGGGGGGAAATGGCGAGGGTGGTAAGAAGTGAGTAATACGTCTTTAGCTGTCAAATGGGGTTCCAGGTCATCCACCTCAAAACTCACAAGCATTCGGAAATCCATAAGATCGTTGTCAGTAATGTTAAATTCAGGGTTAGGATCCTGTTGGAGTGCCACCTGCAAATCATGTAAAGTAAAAGATGGGGTAATCCCGCATTGAGCAAAGGATGATGCTGCAGTAGATGCAATAGGATCAAATGGTGATTCAATATCACCAACCTGGGCCTTAGAACGGTGGTCGTCGATGTAGGACTGTAGAAACTCATCCAATGCGAGTCCTTGATCTTTCCTCGAATTAAGATCGGCCTTCAAAGTTGCTATAAACTCATCCCAACCAACACGAGTCCCAGTCTCTGCCATGCGCTGATTACGCTCACGGGGATCAAATCGAATAAAATCATATATATAGGGATTGATAGCCCACTTCTTACCATTGAGGATTGGAGAATCCTCAATGACCTTCGTCAAATTCAATCGATTGGGAACCAAAGGATTACCATCCTCATCTTGAACGAGGTAAATTGGTTTAACCTGCACATACCACGACTGTGTTAAACGGTTCCACACGGCATCGGGGTAAGTCAAGGACTCTATCCTAAGATCCATCTTATTAGTACTAGCAATAACAACCTTAGACCGAAAGTCGGTGGTACCTTTCTGGGAAATATCGGCCATATGCAAAGGACATGGGAAAGGCCCAACAGTACGAATAATCTCAAAAAACTCGAGATTGGGGTTAGCAGATGAATCCTTCATCTGCCCGAAATCATCATAAATAGTCACAAACTGCCCCTGATAATTATCCCAATACTCCATCACAATATTACGGGGATACAGCTGATCCTTAGCATCCGCAATTCCAGCCTCAAGACAAAGCTCAGTAGATATTAAATATTGAAGGCGAGATTTCCCTATCTGTGATTCCCCAACCATCCAAAGGGCCAAAGGAACAGATCGAATAGCCTTGGTCTCAGGGTAATGTAATTCGGTCAAGTTCTTAATGCGGGCTGCTTCACGCATCCAATTAGTCATAGCCAACTTAAGATTAGGAGTCATAGCAGAATGATACTTGCGTATCAAGTTATTTCCTGCGGCATACAAAGTCATAGCCTTGTAGCGCCCATCATAAGAGGAGCACACAACCTGACGGGTAGGAGCGTACATTAAATCCTCAACATCCTTCATCCATCGCGCAATCTCAGGAATAGCTCCCTCGAGCTCATCGGGATCAAAACCAAAAACCTTCACTTTAACCCAATCCCATACAATCATCAAACCCTTTTGAATCCATGTAAAAATCTCAAAAATACCTCCCGCTGTGCGTGGTACCGAACCAAGTTTAGTCAACACTCCAAAAGCAGAATTGTCTCGTCCAGGTATCCGCCCAATAGTGTAAGTGACCAAAAGCGTAGAAATTAAAGAAAGTGCAGAAGGTAAATGACTAGTCACAGCATCCATACCCATCTGGGCGGTATCTGTCTCTGAAGCCTCTGTCTTAGATAAACAGAAGGAACGAAAAGCCTGGGTTAACTCAGCACCGTGATAAATAGAATCTAATAACATAGAAGTGGGCAGAATTATAAGATCAAAAGTCAAAACACCTAAACGATAAATAATATACAAACCAGTAACCGTAAGCAAGGACAACAAAATGGTGCGAATACTAACAGGCAAAAACCCACAATCGCTATCAAGTATGGTCTTAATAGTCTCAGAAAGCATAGATCTAATAGAATCAGCTGTAGGTAGATCCTGAATGCGCTCCGAGACATCGCTGATCAAGGTGTCAGCCTTATCAATTGTCGGTTGGGCACCAGTAAGCCATGAAACAACTCCCATTTGGGCGTGATTAACAGTTAACCAATGAGACACTATGTCTAAAATCTTAACGACAGACTGAGCAATAGAGAATGAAGTAGCAACGGTGGTAAGACGCTTGGTAAGACAATCACAACGCTCCTTACCGCAAACAGAACAATCCTTAGGCAAAGGAGCCTCATCAAGCAATTTCGTAGGCTCAAGTAGCAAAGGTGTAGTAGTCAAGGGGGTGGGTCCGATCTGAGCAATATCATAATCTATAAGAGCTGTTTTAATACGATCCCGCCGGGCCTGACTCAAAAGACGATTATAAATCTTTATCTCGGTTTGAATGTCCTTTTTCTGTCTGTACGAAATCTTTTCAACAGCCCTATAGCGATTAGAGCGGACTGGTGGGTCAATTTGGTAGTCAACGGGACCGGGATTAGGTTCTATCCCTTCAGTAGTAAGATCTGTAGGAGGGTCAAAATAATTAATTACTTCAAGAAGGTGGTTAATATCATCACCTCCAAAATAAAATTCATCATCATCATCATCAGAGTCAATCAGAGTTAACGAATTGACTCCTAAACAAAGTTCAGTGACGTCATCCATAGCTTTCATTAAATCTAAATATGCGTTAGAATCACCAATTTCTATATCACGAACAAAATTCGTGGTGTGATAAAATTTCTGAATCCAATCATTAGAAAAAGAATCGGATATAGTGTAGAAATCGGGTTCAACGGCTATATCTATATTATGAAGGGTAATTCGTAAAAGTTCTTTCAAGCTCCGATATGACTCAATAGTGAGATCGAAATCCGTAGGAAAAGTCGATGGAGTATCAATAATAGAAGAAATAGAGGGGCGTGCAGGGGTCGTTTCCGTAAAAGAGGTTTCAAGGGGTGTCGCGTTTCCGAGGCGCAACTTGTTTGTTTCATTATTTGTAGCCATAGTGAAATATAAAGTTTTCCGACCATTCCAGAGGTCAACCAATCCTAGCCAGGATCACGGCATTCACCAAGTAAACGTCCCCACAGGGTCAATAAATCAAGTTGCTGTCAATATCTAGTGGGGCAAGCTTTATCCACTTGTTGTTCCGCACACAATTTATTTCAACATCCGAAGATTTAGATTCATATCGTCTAGGTACTTGTTTAGAAGGCTTTAACTAAAAGTGAAAGGAAAGAAAGAAAGGAAAAAATCCACGATTGAAAACGATGGGTATGAACATGATGGCGACTCACCTGTCGGTAGATAAAATCTACACCTAATGGACAGGGATTCAAACAATATCCAATAGTCTATACATTCTTACAAAGATATGGGTGAACTAATGGAAAATTGCGATTCTAAACACACGCAAGTCAATCTCATAAAGGTATGAACTTGAATGCAATAGCGGTTCTTAAGATACATCGCGATCAAGACAATCAAAGTTTAAAATCCATACGTGAAAT